AGGCTGATACTTTTAACTGGGTTACAAGCAAACCTCGTGAAGCTTTTAATATCCCAGAAGTACCAAAGGTTGGTGCTTATGAAAGTGACTTAGCTCAAGGTATCCGAAATGCATCTGGATTAATATTTCCAGCATTAGGACTAAGAGGTAAATTAATACATGGAGCTACTAAATTACATGCATCTAGCAAAGCAGCTCCTTGGCTGAAAAACCTAGGTAATAGCAAAAGTTTTGCTTGGCTATCTAAATTTGGTGCAGATATAGGTACTACAACTTTTGTTGATTATGTAGCTAAACAAAACCAAACAAATGATAATACTTTTAGATTATTAAAAGATTTCTGGCCGAAGACTTATCAATGGATTCCAAATAACTGGGCTACACAAGATGGTGATAGTCCTGATGTAAAAAGATCTAAAAATATAAATGAAGGTGCAATCTTTGGTTTAGTTGGACATGTTGTAGAAGGCATGGCTTTTTTAACCAAGTCTGCAAAAAGTTTAAAACGTACAACTAATATGCTTTCTGCTGATCCTAGTAATCAAGCAGTACTTAATAAATTAACTAAAGATGAATTTTCTGATATTAAATTTTCTGATAATCCATTAGAGGATTCTGTAATGCGTGGTGCAGCTAGAAAAGAAAAAGAACTAGATGCATTAGGAGAATATTTAAAATCAAGAAAAGGTGATTCTAATGAACCACTATTAGGAGTACATGATGTATTTGACCCTAAAGAATCCGTACTTAGAACTAAAGATGCTGATGGTGTATTAGGTGCAGCAGCTGATGCAGCACAAATACAAGGAAATATACAAAGTCAGTATGGAAGATTAGGAAGTGTTATTACTAATGCAGCTCTTAAATATGGTTTAGAAGTTGATAATAGAACTGCTGAAGTACTTATAAGAGATCTTGCAGAAACAATTAAGAAAGGGGGTAAATATACAAAGAAATTAGCTGGTGCTCCTGATATTACACCAGAGATGATAGATAGTGCTGGTAAGAAATTAACTGAGATCTTAATAGATCCAAGGATGGAACCCGGTGAGATGTTTAAGTTATTAGATGAATTTAAAATATCTTTATCTGATGGTCAAAAAGTACTAGATAAATCTGGTACTAGAGGTGTAATGAATGCTATCAAAGCTTATAAAGATCAGCTTTTAGATATGGATGTGATGAAGGCAAGAGCTTATCTCACTACATCACTAGCTGGACAAGTAGCTGATATAGCAGAAGGTGTTCGTCTTATGGATGACCCTATGGTTTATAGACAAGCTATAGATCAAATTGCTGACCGTATGGAATACCTTATGGTTGAAAAGGCATTAGCTGGTAAGTTTGGTGGATCATATTTAAGAAACCTTAGAACTTGGGAAACTGCTAAATCAACTAAGAAAGCTGCAACTATGGAAGCAGCAGCTAATGCATTTAGACAGGAACATGTTGATAGTATGCCTGAGCTTATTGATAAAGCTAAAGCTTGGACTAATACACTAAAAGAAGTAGCTAAAACTAATCCTGACTTTTTAAAACCTTTAATGCTTGCTAGTGAATTAACAGATGGAAATGTTGATTCTTTATATAAACTTGGCAAAGTTTTAGAAAACAACTTAGGTACATTTAGTAAAGCTGTTTATGATGGCAACCCTGAAATGCCTTCTATTATTAATAAACAGTTTATGAGTACTATCTATAACAGTACTCTTAGTGCGTTTGCTACACCAATAAAAGCTTTAACAGGTAACATTGGTGGTCTAGTTGCTAAACCAGCTACTACATTATTAGGTGCTGGCTTAGATATGGATCTCCCAGCTATGAATAGAGCAATGTGGGCACACTTTTCTATTGATGATACTTTTGCTAAATCTTATGACCATTTAAAATTGGTTTTTAAAAAGGTAAGTAAAGATCCTACTAAAGTTAGTTATGTTGTTCGTGATGATATACGTGTACAAGTAGCTGATAGTTTAGAAGTTTTAAGAAAAACAGCTAATGCTGCTGAAAAGAATGGGGAGTTTGGTGCGTCTGCATTATTAAACCACTACGAGACTTTAACTGCACTAGCACAAAGTCCATACTTTAGATATGGAGCTAATGCCATGACAGCACTTGATGGTTTTTCCAGAGCAATGCTTGCTAATGGTAAAGCTAAATATGATGCTTTTGATGAATTAGTTTCAGCTGGTAAACCAATAACTTCAGAGAATTTACAAAACATATCAAACAAAATCTATAACAAGATGTTTGATGAGAATGGAATGATAGTTAATGATGCTGTGGACTATATGAATAGTGAGATAGCATTAAACCTTGATTCACCATTTGTTAAAAACTTTGATAAAGCATTAAGTATGTTTCCAATAGCTAGGACACAATTTATGTTTCCTAGAACTTCAGTTAATATCTTAGATACATTTGGTAAATACAGTCCTCTCGGAGTTTTTGCAAGAGAGTATCAACAACTATGGGGACCATTAGCTTTAATTCCGAAGCAAGGTAGAAAATTAGAATCCTTTACTATTCCAGAAATTAAAGAAGTTTTACTAAGACATGGAGAAACCTTTGATGGTGATTACATGGCTAAGTTTAAAAACATCAGATATGAAGTTAGAGGTAAAGTCGCTTTTGGTACTCTTGTTACTGGATTAGGTATTAGAGCTGCACAACAAGGATTATGTACTGGAACAGGTCATTACAATAAATCCAAACAAAGAGCTAGAACTAAATTAGGTTGGAAGAAAAAACATTGTAGGATTCCCGGAACTGACAAAATGGTTTCTTATGAATTTATGGGACCATTAGGTGATTGGTTATCTACTATTGTTGACGTTGTTGATAATTCAGATTTAGCTAGTACAAAAGTTCAAGAAGAATGGTTTGCTAAATCAGCGTTCATAGTTGCTTCTTCTTTAACTGATAGATCAGTCTTATCAAACTTTGAACCATTAAACGATATTTTACAAGGTAATGAAGGCGCACTTAATAGGTGGGCTGCTTCGTTTGGTAATAACCTATTACCTTGGGGTGGTTTAAGAAACGAATTTGGTAGAGTTATGAATCCAGCTTTACGTCAATATAAAGGAGAATTTCTTGAGTATTTTAGAAACAGAAATAACTGGATGGATTCTTTTGATAAGACAACTAAACTTCCTGAGATATATGACATAGTAGATGGAACATTAGTTAGAGGAACTGAAAATATGTTCCTTAGATCTTTTAATGCTTATTCACCTATTAAAGTTGCTGACTCTTTAAGTCCTGAAAAAGAATGGTTAGTTGAAGCAGAGTATAATTTCTCTCCAGCTTTAGCTCGTAGCACAGGTGGAGCAGAATTAGAGAACCATGAAATAACTGCTTTACAAAGCAAGATTGGTGAACAAGGATTATTTAAAAAAAATATCCAAAGAATAATGAGAAACTCTAAAAATATGACATATAGAGGAGTTGATTATCCTGAGCTTAGAAACGAAAAAGGTTTCATAAATATTTTAAAAGCTGCTAGAAGAGTAGGGATTAGTGGTAAAGATTTAGATATTAAAGAGTTTAGAAATGTGTATTCAGAAATTAATAAAGCTTTTACGGAAGCTAAAAAAATAGCTGAAGCTTCTTTACCAGATGAAATTCTTTCTGAAATTAGAGAAAGAGAATATAGAACTAAAAATAAAAAGAAATCAAGTAAACGAGGAGATATAGACGTAGTAGTCGATCTCGCAAACGAATAAATCCACCGCCAAACATAAAAAATAGTTTGAACAACAAATGGCGACAACTGAAGAATTTAGGAATGGTGGTGCAACCACCTATAGTTCCTTACAAATTGAATATAGAACAGACTTCCCATCAGATATCAAAGTAAGAATTGATGGAGGAAGTCCTTTAACATATGTTGCATCAAGCCCTAGTTCTGGACAATATACAGTATCTGGTACAACTCTTACTTTAGGAGCACAAGCTGCTGCCGGAACCGGGAATGTACATATATATAGAGAAACAAATTTAGAAACCGCAGCTGCAACATTTGTTGCTGGCTCGTCTGTCAGAGCTGCTGACTTAAATGCTTGCCATGACATGGTTAGATTAGCCAGTCAAGAACAAAATCAAGCAGTACAAACTTTTGATATACATGATAAAGCTGTTACTTCAGCAAAAATATTAGATGGAACTATTGTTGATGCTGACATTAATGCAAGTGCAAATATAGCCAACAGTAAAATTGCTGACGGCTTATTAAAAGCTGGTCTAACAATTAATTCATCCAACATAGTAAATGGATCAATAGTTAATGATGATGTTAATAATAGTGCAGATATAAGTGGTTCTAAATTAGCTGATGATTCAGTTACTCTTGATAAATTAGGATCTGGTGCTTTACCTACAGACATCACAGTTTCTAGAGATAACATCGTTAGTGGTACTATCCAAAGTGGTGATTTAGAAACTGGTACTTTAGATAGCAGATACTATACAGAGACTGAATTAGATGCTGGTCAACTAGATAACAGATACTATACAGAAACTGAATTAAATGCTGGTCAACTAGATAACAGATACTATACAGAGACTGAAGCAGATGCAAGATTTTATAATTTAGCTAGTGCTGAAGAAATACAGTCTGGAGAAACATGGTCTGCTGCTGATAATAAAGTTGCTACTACAGCAGCTATAGATGCAAGGATTATTGACTTAGTTGATGATGTTGGTGGTTTTGTACCAATAGCAAGTGAGACTAATTTTCCTACTGCTAACCCAGATGTAAATAATGGTACAGGTACTCTTGTAAGTATCAAAAGTATAGGAACTACACGTACACCTTCTAGTGGAACAGTTACTATTGCTAATGGTGCTGGATCTGGGAATACTGTAACTATTACAGGTTGTGGATCTACAGTTCTTACAGCTGGTTTTGGAGTAATTGTAGAAACTACATCTACACTACATACATATACATTCCATAGACTTACACCTAAAGCAACAGAGGTTACAACTGTAGCTAGTAAGGCAACTGAAGTCACAACGGTTCATAATAATATAACCAACATAAATGCTGTAGCTGGTGATATATCGAA